ACGGCGCCGAGGTCGACGAGTAGTAGGCCGGGGTCAGCGTCGCCTGCGCCGCCCAGGCGGTGTTGGCAGAGCGATAGACCCAGGTGCGGCCGTTGTAGACGTAAATCTGGCCGTCGCTCGGCGAGGATGGGAAGTTGATTGCCATGCTATGCCGCCCACTCCAGAGCCACGTCGTGCAACTCGACACTGTCGTTGTTGAGCGTCTTGAAGCGCCACTTGACCGAGGTGCCGGACGGCTGCCCCGACACGTCCACATCGGCCGTCTTGCACACGCGAATCGAGGCAGTCGGCGAGGGCGAGGTGAAGTCCTCGGTCAAGGTCGCCGCCGTGTAGGTGGTGCCGTTGTCGCGCGAAAATTCCAGCGTGTAGTCGGTGTTGGCGACTGCTGCGTCGACCTCCTTGACGCGGATCACCGCCCGCATGCTGGCCGGCGCCACCGCCGCGGTGAACGCGGTCGAGGCGACCGTCAGGTTGTTGGCGGTGTTGCTGTACTCGGTCGTCGGCGACGTGAAGCTAACTTGCGGCGTCCAGCGGGCGATGCCCTTCGACACGCGGAACTCGTCGACCCAGCCATTGAAGGATGAGCCCCCGGTAAACTCGCCCGTCTGCCCGATGGCGAGGCGGGTCGCTGTGTTGGTGTAGGTCTGTCCGGTGACGTTGACGTTGGAGCCCCAGGAACCGTTGACGGCAACGGCCAAGTTGTTGCCACTACGCACAATGGCGATGTGGTTCCAGTTGGTGTTGTTGAGGGCGCTGGCCGGGCCGGACGCGTTGAAGGTCTCGTCGTTCATGCCGAAGCGAAATGTATGCGCCGGGGACGCGACGGATGAAGAAATGAGACCAGAGTGATAACCGCCCGTGAGGCCGGAGTTGCCCTGGCCAAACATATTCTCCTGAGAACCAGAGACGGCCGCGCGCTTGATCCAGAAGTCGATCGTGAAGTCGCCGGTGCCGAACGCCCAGTCGGCGGAATCTTCCATGTAAACGTAGTCATCGACGCCGTCGCCGCAGAGCAGCGACGCGGTGCCGAACTTCGATTGCGCCGTATCGAGCTGCGCACCGTTGACAAAGGTTACGGCGTGCGCCGAGTTGGAGCTGTCGGTGGTCGTCGTCGCGCCGTCGGCACCGTTGAAATGCAAGAGCAGCACGACAAAGCTGTCGAGCCCGTTAAGGGAAGGCTTCAGAAGCCCGGCCGTGGCTGAATCCAGATTCGTCGCGCCGGCCGTATCCACGTAGGTTAGGGCGTCGAAGCTGTCGTACATCCGGTCGCCGAAGATCAGCGCCGCCCCGGCGTTGTCGGCGGTCTGCAGTCCCAAGAGTGTGGTGGCGAGGCGCAGCTCGTCGTAGCCGGAGGGCGTGCCCTCGGCGACGCCGGTCGAGGCCTCGATCCACTGCGCGGTGTCGCCATCGTTGATATAAACGTAGAGGCCGCCGACCGCGGTATCGAACCACAGGTCGCCGTCGTCGGGGCCGACCGGGGCGGTGGCCGAGACGCTGACCGGCGGGCCGGAGCTGCCGCCGCCGGTGCCGCCGCCCACGGCGCGCCAGCGCGAGGAGGTCGCGTCGTACATCAGCACGACGAGCATGTTCTCGGTGACGGTCAGGTTCTGCGGCATCGCGAAGCGATTGGCCGCCGACGAGTCGAGACCGTTGTTGAGGAGGACGATGTCGTTGGAGCCGACGTTGTGGATAAACAGCACCCGCCCGTCGGCGCCGCCAGCCAAGCCGCTGATCGAGCGCGAGGCGTCGGCAGAAAGGCGCAACACGCTCGCCGTCGACAGACCCGTCGGGTTGTAGTCGTTCTGGTTGGCGGTGAGCTGCGTCGGCGAGATGTCGCCGGTCAGCGACAGGTTGGCGCTGATGGTGGCGCTGGTGGTGATGAGGCCGGAGACGGTCACCACCGCGTCGAAGCTATATCCCGAGGCGGCGCCGGCGAAGGCCAGCGTGTCGGCCGCGTGCGTGACGGTGACGTCGCCGTTATTCCAGTTGATCACCGCCCCAGAAGCGAGGAACAAATCGGACCAGCCGAGTGCCCCAGTGCCGAGCCCGGCGCCGTCGTTGGCATCCGGGTTGGCGTTGGTGTTGACGGTGAGCGTGGTCACCGTCGCCGCCGCAGCCGAGGCGCCGCCGATGACGACGCCGTCAATGGTGCCGCCGTTGATGTCGGCCGTGGTCACCGTGCCGAGGTCGGTCCAGGTGGCGCCGGCGGCGGTCGGTGCGGTGGTGATGATTGGCGAGGTGAGCGTCTTGGCGGACAGCGTTTCCGTCCCAGCCAGCGTCGCCAGCGTCCCCGTGGTCGGCAGGGTGAGGGTCGTCGTTGCCGTGGTGGTCAGGGTCAGCGAGTGCGCGCCGGAGCGGACGAAGGCGCCGGTCAAGGTGACCGTGTGCCCCTGGACGCTCACCAAGTTGGCCAGCGTATCGATCGCCGCCTCGATCGTCGCTTCCGTCGTGGCGTCTAGCGCGTCGACGTTTTGTAGGGTGAGCGTCCCGGCGCTGTCCGAAAAGGGATTAGAGGCGCCAACCTGCAGGCCCGAGGCGGGCACGACGAGCGTGCCGCCCGCCAAGGTGAGCGTGTCGGCGCTATGGGTCAGCGTCACATCGCCGTTGTTGAAATTGACGACCGCGCCGGAGGCGAGGAACAGGTCGGCGTAGCTGAGTGCGCCGGTGCCCAGCGCCACGCCGTCATTGGCGTTGGGCTTCAAGATACCAGCCGCATCGAGGATCAGCCGATCGGTGACGGTGGCGCCGCCGTCGGCCGTGGTCGAGAAGACGATACGTCCGGGCATGTCGCCGGCGGCACCGGAGGTGACGGTGCCGTCGACCTCGGCGCGGATTTGCGCGCCGAGCGTCTGCGTCGCAAAGGTGCCGGTCTGCTGGGCGCCGTACCAGCTGATGGCGCCGAGGCTATCGCCGGAGGCCACCACCGTCGCCGTGCCGATGGCGGCGTTCTTGGAGCGGTAGAAGTCGAGCGCCGCCGCCGTGCCGGCCGTAGCGCTGGCGACGCCGAGCGACAGCCCGCCGGTCGCCGCCGTCGTGCCCCAGACCTGCAGGTTGCGGGCGGTGCCGCCGACCGCCAGCGAGGTGGTGTGACCGACAATAGCCAAGTTATCGAAGGTGTAGCCGCCGGTCGATCCGGCGAACGCCAGGAGATTGGCGCTGTGCGTGACGGTGACGTCGGAGTTGGCCCAATTGATCACGCCGCCCGTGGCGAGGAACAAGTCGGCCCATTGATTGGTGCTGACAATGCCCAGGGCCAGCCCATCGTCGGACGCCGGATAGAGCGCCGCGCTGGAAATGTGCAGCTCGTTGGCGCCATCGAGCGCGAAGGTGATAAGGGTCGAGCCCAGTGCGTTGCCGGTGTCGGCGGCGATGGTCAAAGAGTTGGACGCCCCGACATGGGTGATCGTCGCGGTGCCGGCGTCGAAGTTGATGACTCCGCCATCGGCAAGGAACAGATCGGCAAACGCCTGCCCCGAGGCGCCGAGGGCGCCGATGTCGTTGGCCGACGGCAGCACCGCCGCGTCGAAGGTGTAGCCGGAGGAAGCGCCGGCGAAGGCGAGGGCGTTGGTGGCGTGCGTGACCGTCACGTCGCCGTTGTTGAAGTTGAGCACCGCACCAGAAGCAAAGAACGCATCGGCCCACATATTCGTCGAGGCGACGCCGAGCGCTTGGCCGTCATTGGTGATCGGCGACAGCGCCGTGGCGGTGAGCTGCAATTCGCCACTGCCGTTGATCGACCAGCCGAGCGTATTGGCCGCCGGCAGATACATGCGATTGCCGGCCGCCGTGGTCTCCGTCGGCGAAAAGCCGCCGGCGGTGGCGAGCCCGGTGATGGTCAGCGGCACGTTGGTGGTCAGCAGCCCCGCCGAGTGCGTAAGGGTGGCGTTGCCGGCGTTCCAGTTGATGACCCCGCCAGAAGCGAGGAACAAATCGGCAAAGGCCGTCCCCGAGACGCCGAGGGCGATGAGGTCGTTGGTGCCGGAGGCGAGGTTCGTGCCGTTGAGGACCAGGGCGCGGGTCAGCGTCCCGGCGATGGCGACGTCCCATTCGAGCTGGCTGTCAACGCTGGTGGCGACGTTGACGTCGGTCGCGACCCAGGTGAAGCGGCCCATCTCGGTCTGCGTGCCGGCGTCGTTCGACAGCATGAACGACAGGTAGGCCTCATCGTTGTCGGCCATGCTGGCGCGGTCGCCCTCGAAGCGGGCGACCTGCACCGAGGCCGAATCGGCGTTGTTGATGAAGCGCGCTGTGTTGACCGTGTTGGTGACGACAATCGAGGTGAGGCTGTCGAGCGTATCGAATGCCAGCTCCAGCGCCGCCTCCAGCGTGTCGCGCGTCGTCGTGTCGATGGCGTCGATGTTCTGCAGGGTGAGGGTGCCGGCCGAGTCGGAGAAGGGCACCGAGGCGCCCACCGTCAGGCCGGCAGACGGCAACACCAAACTGCCGCCGACGAGCGTCAGCGTGTCGGCGCTGTGGGTCAGCGTCAGGTCGCCGCTGTTCCAGTTGAAGACGAGCCCCGAGGCGAGCGCCACCGTGCCGGTGAGGCTCGGCGCCGTCAGCGTCTTGTTGGTGAAGGTTTCGACCCCGGCGAGCGTCGCCAGCGTCCCGGTCGTCGGCAGCGTCACGTCGGTGGTCGCCGTGGTCGTCAGCGTCAGCGAATGCGCGCCGGCGCGAATGAACGCCCCCGTCAAGGTGACCGTGTGCCCTTGAATCGAGGTGAGGTTCGCCAGCGTGTCGATCGCCGCCTCGATCGTCGCTTCCGTCGTGGCGTCGAGCGCGTCGACGTTTTGCAGCGTCAAGGTGCCGGCCGAGTCGGAGAAGGGGACGGAGGCGCCGACGGTGAGGCCGGCGCTGGGCAGCACCAGCGACCCGCCGGCAAGCGTCAACGTGTCAGCGGCGTGCGTCAGGGTGAGGTCGCCGTTGTTGAAATTGATGACGGCGCCGGAGGCGAAGAAGGCATCGGCCCACATGAGCAGCGCCGTGCCCAGCCCGCCGGCGTCGGACGTCACCGGGCAGAGATTGTGGCTGTCGTCGATCAGCACGCCAGAGGACTGGAGGGTCGACCCGCCGGCACCGTCGGCGCGCAGCACGGCGTTGTCGGTGGCCCCGGTGGTGATGCCCAGCGAGGTGCGCGCCGTGGCGCCCGATTCGGCGACCCAGGCCGTGCCGTTGCCGACGATGATGTTGTTGTCGGTGGGGGTGAGGGCGGCGATCTGGTCGAGGTGCGTATCCCAGGCCTGCACATCCTCGCCGATCGTCAAGCCGCCGTCGGCGATGATCTCGGCAATGAAGTTGGCGGTGGTGATCTGCTTGAATTCTTCCTCGGACACGTCGTAGAGGAGCAAGAGGTCGCCGCCGTCGTAGACGGTGAGCACGTCGAGCCCCAAGAAGTCGAAGACGCCGTCGATGGTCGCCGTCTGCAGCTGCCCGTAGTTGACGGCGTGATGGCTCAAGGTGCCGGAGGCGACGTTGATGATCTTTTTGGAAGTGGCGTCGTAGGCAACGTCGAAATAGTCGAGTTTCAGCGCCCGCTCGGCCTTGTCATTGACCTCCTGCAGCTGCTCGATGGTGCGATCGAACATATCGGCGATGACGACGCGCGCGGCGCTCCAGGCGCCGACCGAGGCGATGTCGGTCTCTTGGCTCAGCTCCGATTGGCGGCGGATCGACCACTTGTAGCCGCTGGGCAAGGCCCCGTCGGTGCGCGTCGCCACGCCGTTGTCGGGACCGCCGGTGAGATCGTAATCGGAGCCCTCGACCAGGGTGGTGACGTTGCCGTCGTCGTCGCGCTCCAGGATGACGATGTCGGAATTGTCGCGGAAATAGATCGGCTCCGACGTGTCGTCGACGAGATTGAAGTCGTCGGCCGACCCGTTGCCGGCGTAGACGATGCGCGGCTCGACGGCGTTGCGGGTCATGGCGCCTCCTCGGGGACCACGACGTAGCCGAGCGTGGCGCCGTCTTCGTCGGCGACGCGCTCGACAAGCCGCATCCTGGCGTCAAAGGCGGTGAACTGCTTGGGCGTCACGAACACGGCCCCGGCGATGCCGCGCGCCTCGGCCGCGGCCAGTGCCAAGCCGGCCGGGGTGAAGGCGCCCGCCGCCTCGGCGTGGGCCAAGGCGACGGCGGCGAGCTTGCGCGCCTTGCCGTCTTCCCACGCTTGAATGAAGCGCAGCAGCGGAGCGAAGTCGTCGATTCCATGGCTGCCGCCCTGGTGGCGGAAGATCGTGCCCTTGCAGCGGCCTTGCCGCTCGGGGTGCCACTGCAGCGCCTTGAGGTTGGGGTCGAGGTCATTGAAGTAGCCGGCAAGGCAGACATAGCCCTCGCCATTGATGGCGATGGTGCGCTCGGCAATGGAGACGCTCATCGTCTTGATGTCGTCGATGTCCATCACGCCACCCCGGTGTAGATGATCTTGTTGAGAACGAGGGTCGGCTGCACGTTGTTGTGGGCCTCGCCCGAGCCGAAGGCGGTGAAGGTGATGCCGGTGGCGACAAACGCCGTGTTGCCGGCGCTGAGAATGTCGGAAACGTTTTCGCCGCCGCCCGACTGCACGTTGCCGTTGTTGACCGGGCCGGAGAAGCTGTGACGGTGCGTCGGGTCGGCCATGAAGCTGTCCATGTCGACGATGGGCAGCTCGGCGACGGTGAGCGTGTCGGATTCGCCGCCGCCGACGGCGCCGAGCGTGCCGGCAACGCCTCCCGAGAGGCCGGTCAGGCGATTGGCGGCGGCGCCGCCCATGTCGTCGCGCCCGGCGATGACGCGGCCGCGCGCGTCGGGCAGGTTGAAGGTGAGGGAGCCGTCGCCGGCGCCGAAAGTGGTGCCGATGACGGCGAACAGGACGCTGTAGGTGACGCGCGAGATCGCCTGCCCGTAGCAGAACAGCCAGCCGGTCGGAGCGGTGGTGCCGGGCCAATCGAACATCACGCCGACGGGGACGATCTGCGCCGCCAGCGCGTTGACCTGGGAGGACGTGTAGTAGCTGGCGGGGGAGACCGCCGCCCAGCTATCGAGATTGGCGGAGGCCGGCTGGAGGTCGAACAAGTCCAGCCACGCATTGGGGGTCAGCGACTTGTGCAGGCCAGCCGACCAGTCATAGATGATCAGCCGATCGTTGGCCATGTCGATCGAGACGAGCGGGTCGAGGCCGCCGATCGAGAAGTTGGTGATCGCGTCGACGATCACCGCCTGCAGCTGCCCATACGTGGCGGCATCGGAGGCGATGGTGCCGGCGGCGATGTCGCGGATTTGCTTGCCGCCACCGTCATAGGCGACGTCGAAATCGTCGAGCCGCAGCCCTTGCATGGCGCGGCTGTCGACGTCTTGAATCTGCTCGACAAGGCGGTCGAAGGTCTCGGCGACCGTGACCCGCGCCGCCGTCCACGAGCCGATCGTCGAGACGTCGCTTTCTTGGGAGAGGTCGGTGTCGCGGCGGATCGACCACTTGTAGCCGGAGGGCAGCGCCCCGGCGACGCGGGTGGCGATATGGCCGCTCTCCGTCTCCGAGATGATGTAGCCGCTCTCCTCCTCCAGCAGCGTGATGACGCCGTCGGCGTCGCGCTCCTGGATGACGATGTCGGAATCCTGGCTGAAAGGGATGGGCTCGGCGGTATCGTCGCCGATGAAGAACTCGTCGACAACTCCGTTGCCGGCGTAGACGATGCGCGGCTCGACGGCGTTGCGGGTCATTCATTCCCCCAAATGAAAAGGCCCCGTGCGGGCGAACGCCAGCACAAGGCCTTGAGGTACGCGATTCGCGCCCTGTGGATAAGCTGTTAGAACTCGTCGGTCGGCTGGCCCTGCTGATCTAGCATCACATCCGGGTGGTAGACGCCGCCGGCATCGTCGTCGCGAGTCACTTGTCCAGGCAGCACCGGCATGGGTGACGGCCGGTCACGTCCTCCGGTGATGGCCGGGAGGCGATCGACCCAGTCCTGCGAATCCGCGCCCGGGGCCCGGCGCGTGGTGCCGCTGTCCTCCCATTTGCCGCGCGGATCGGCTGGTGGCCCGCCGAGGCGCATCTTGCGCGGCTTGGCGTTGGGCAGGGCGGCGTTGCCGCCGGCCATGCTCGCCTCCCACTCCTCCATAAGCTCGTCTTTGATGAGCGGCCACTCCTTGACGGCGTCGGCGTAGTCGACCACGTGCTTGCGTTTGTAGCGTTCCTGCAACTCGGCAGCCACGGCGGGCGAGGCGGCTTGCAACAGCGCCAGCGCCGGGGCGGTATCGAGCGGCTTGCGCGCGGCGAACTGATCGATCTTCAAGGCGATCATGGTGTTGGTCATCTCGATGCCCTGCAGCTGCTCCAGGGCGTTAAGGACCTCGAAGGCCTTGTCGGGGGCGAGGACGATCCGCTTCGGATCGCTCTTGACCGAAGTATCCTCCAGGCGGCCGGCGATGATCTCCTGGCTGATGTCCTTGGTGGCGTCGTAGACGTCGGCCATGCGCTTGAACGGGTGCAGGCGGCGCTTTTTCGTGTCCTCCTGGGCCATGACCAGGGCGAAGGCGCGCTCCTCCTCGGGGAGCGTCGCCAGGAACTGGTTGGCTGCCTCCTGGCTGCGGTCCTTGAGGATCGAATCATAGCCGCCGGCCGCCACCATGAAGGTGCCGCCGAACTGGGCCATGCGCTTCCAGTAGCCCTCCTTGGCGTCGTTCGCCCGGTAGGGATCGATCGACAGGCGCTGCAGCAGCGTGCCGATGATTGGCCACTCGGTGACCCGCCCCGAGCGTGGGCCTACCTCGCCGGCGAAGTTGGAGAGCTTCTGCACATCCTTGCCCCAGTAGCCGCCGCCGGTGGAAATGGCGTAGTCGATGAGCAGCGGCGAGACCTGGAAGCGGTCGACGCCGAACAGCTTGCGGCCCTGCGCTTCGACGCCCGCCTTGAGGGCGGCGTTCTCGTTGATCTGCCGGGCGAGCCACATGGCGAACTTGGACGAATAGGCGTTGTACTGCTCCTGTGGCGGGCGGTTCTGCATGAACGAGGGGACGATGGGGCGGCCGCGGCGGGCGTCGAAATTAGAGCGGATGTCCGACCACAGGGTGAAGCCTTGCGGGATCGGCAGCGGCGGCACGGCGTTCTCGTACAGCGCCCCGATGATGCGCTCTTTCAAACGTGGGTCGCTGTCGAGCTGCGCGTCGATCGCCGCCTCGATGATCGTCGCCGGGATCGACCACTCGAAGGCCTTGGGGATGCCGCCCCACTCGTCGCCGACCTTCACCGGCTGGGCGCGGTACTTCAGCTTCGGCTCGATCATCTTGTACTCATCATCGTCGTCGTAGAGCCAGCGGAAGGACAGCAGGAAGGCGGTATAGAGCAGCAGGTTCATCCATGCCTTGGCCGAATCGGCGAGCGCCCGCTCCTCGTCGCGGCTGAGCTTCAAGCCCGAGTTGCGCTTATAGAACGGCGCCAAGAGGCGGCGCACCTTTTCCGAGCGGGAGGCGAACTGAGCGGCGACGGCGGGCCCGACCACGGCACCGACGGCGGCGCCGATCGGCCCAGCAGCCATGCCGACGCCGGCGCCGGCGGCAACCGCAGCCGCCATCTTGGTGGGCGACAGGGAAGCGCCGCGATCCGAGCGCGCCGTCGCCAGCGTGCGCACCGTCTTGTCGAGGCCCTGGATGTTGGCATTGAGGAACGGCACGAGGCGGGAAGCGGCGAGCATCTTGGAGCCGCGGCGGCCGAAGTCGATAAGGTCGCGGGCGACGTAGGCGGCCTCCTGCGCCGCCTGGAATTTGGTGAGCTGCGGGTTGTAGCTCTTGGCCGCATCGAAGGCGGTGGTGAACACGCCAAGCCGCGTTGCCGTTTCCGACATATCGGAGAACAGCGCCATCGTTTCCCAGAAGTTGGTGCCCGACTTGCCGGCGCGGTGCAGGCCGGCACCGAGGAAGGCGCCGAACAGCGAACCGGCCGGACCCGCCAGGGCGAAGCCGGCGGTGGCGCCGATGCCGCCGGCGATCAGCAGGCGCATCGGCTTGATGCGCAGGCCGCGGTCCTGCAGCTGCATGACGTCCATCTTATCGCGCACCTTCGACAAGGCGGCGACGTTCTGCCCGCCCATGATGCCGGCGACCTCCTGATAGAGGCGGGCCATATCGGTCTGTCGCAGCTCGTGGTAGAGGCCGCGCGCCTGGGTAATCACCGGCCACGTGCGCGGGTCCATGATCGAGCCGGTGATCTGGAAGGCGGCGAACATATCGCGGATGATGTTGGGGATGACGAACGTCGGGTTGGTGGTGATGCCGAGGCGCAGCCACGTCGCCGGCGCCGCCGCCCAATCCATGATCAGCCCGCTCATTTCGCGGCCGATGCCGTTCACCGATTCATGCACCGCCTTGGCGAACTCGGGGTCATTGATGCGCACGAACTTGCGCTCGCCGTTCTCCCACAGCGGCAGCAGCAGCGGCCGCTTGGCGCCCATGTTCTCCGGGGCCCAGGTGAGCAGCAGCTGCGTGTCGCCGAAGTCGCTCTCGACGCGCTTCACCATCTCGCGCGCGTCCTCTTGGCTGTAGCCGAGCGACATGAGGTGGCCTTCGAGCTTGGCGAAGCCGTCGGCGTTGGCGGCGAGCAGCGCCGACTTCTCGACCCGCTCGGCGATGGCGTTGCCGCCCGGGCCGGTGTTGTCGGCCAGCGTCGCCAGCGCCTTCACCGTGTCGTTGAAGTGGGTTGCTGCGGCGCGGTGGAACATCTGATCGATGATCGTCTCGATCGGATTGACGATAGCGCGATCGGAGCCGGCGAAGGCCTTGTCCTTCTGGAAGCGGCGGGTGGTCGAGCGCCCACCGAAGCCGCGCTCCTCGATGATGTCGGACAGGTCGCGGGCAAAGGGCACGTAGAAATGGCGCCGCGTCTTGCGGTAGTCCAGCTCTGCCTGCGTCAGGCGCCCTGCCTCGAAATCGTGCACCGCCGTTGCCCAGAGGAAGGCGTAGACGTGCTCGGCCGCTTGCCCGAAGTTGCCATTCTCGGTTTCGAGCGCGGCGATGCGTGCCTCGTGCTCGGCCTGGGAGACGCGGTGCGGGGCGCGCTGCAGGCCGTTATTGTGCAGCTCGTCGCGGCGCTCGCTCGCCTGCTCGATCGCCGACTCGCGCTTGAGGATTGCCTCGTTGAGGCGGTCGACCTGATCGGAGAGCGTCGCCGCGTCGCCCTCGACGCCCAGCGCCCGGGTCAGTACGTCGCCGCGGCGCGCTTCCAGGGCATTGAGCTGGCGGCGGACGTCGGCCAGCTGGGCGTGCACGCGGACCACCTGCCCGTCCTGCATGCCCGGCGTCGCCACCTGCCCCTCCTGCAGGGCGAGAACGAGACCAGCCTCCTGGGTGATCAGCTTCTGCAGCTGCCGGTCAAGCTCGCGGGCCACCGCTTCGTTGCCGGTGGTCGCTTTGCTGCGCCGCTCCAGCATGGCCTCGGCCTTGCGGCGCTGTTCGCGCAGGGCGGAAAGCTGACCGCGCGCCGTAGCGATGCGCCGATCGAGATTGGCCATCTCGACGCGCTTGGCCTCCCACAGCTTCCACTCCTCGACGGCGCGGCGCGATTCCAGGTAGACGCCGAACTTCTGATAGGCGTCGTTGTCCCACTTGCCGCTCATCACCAGATTGAGCGCATCCCACAACGAGGCGGAGCGCGGCCCGTCGGCGCGGCGATAGTGCGGCATGCCGTCCTGAATCCACCGCAGCCCCGTCTTGAAGCTGTCGCCGATGGCGCGGATCAGCTTGTAGGGGTTCTCGTGCACGGCGAGCGAGGCGGCACGCGGCGTCTCCGGGATCGGCAGCCCCAGCTTCTGAGCATTGGCGACGGCGCGCTTATGCACGTCGGCGTCGTTCTCGTCGCGCTGCAGCAGCAGGTTCTTGACCGCCACATACCAGGGGTGCACCTCGTCGACGGCGCCGGCGTAGATTTCCGCCGCCTTGCCGGAGATGGTCTCTGCCTGCCCCATGTCGGCTAGCGTCTCTTTCAACGCTTTCCACTTGGCCGACCAGCGGTAGTCGGCGTTGGTGACGAGATCGGCGACGCCGCGGTCGACTGTGGTCGCCTGCAGATACTGCTCATATTCCTTGGCGGTGGTGACGATCTGCAACCGCTCGATCTTTTCGAGGAGTTGCGGGCCCTCGACGTCGAGGAAATCTTCGAACGCCTGATAGAAGCCGGGGGCGAAGCGCGCCGCCCGGTTCGGATCGGTGACGTACTCGCGGAAGAACTCGGCGAAGCCCTCCGACATCGAGGTGCGCAGGTCCTTGGGTGCCGGGCGCGGCGTGCCGGTGGCCGAGAAGCGCTGGCGCACGTAGTCGATGCGCGTATTGGGCAGCGTCTTGGAGGCGACCTCCTGGATCAAGGCCTCGGCGATTTGCGCCCCCACCCGGTGCGCCAGCTCCTCCGAGTAGCGGCCGAACTTGTTGGTGGCGATCTGGTGGACGGGGCTGCCCGCCGGCAGCGTCTGGGCGGCCGACAGAGTCGACCACGCGCTCGAAGCCTCGACGAGGATGCGCTGGGCGTCGGCGTCGAGATCGAGGCCAGAGTAGCCGGTCTCCGGCATGGCCGGGACGGGGCGATCGGGGGCGGCGGGAATCGCCCCGCGCGCCGCGTAGTCGAGCAGCTCGCGCCGGTGCGCGTCGGTCACCTGTCGCAGGTCGCCGCCGAACAGGCGCTCCAAGTGATGGCCACCTTCGTGGGCAATGGCTTCAATGTCGGTGGCGAGGCGATAGCGGGCGACGCCGGCGCGCATGTCATACTGGCCGCGCAGGTTGGACTGCGGGCGGAAGCGCCAGGAGCGCGGGGGGCGGTTCTGCTCGGGGCCGGCGGTGCGGTCGGTGACCGTGAAGCCGTAGCGGCCCTGGGTCGCCGTCATGCCGATGGCGTCCTTGATGTCGGCGATGAGATCGCCCAAGGCTTTGACGTCACCCGGCTTCGTTCCCGACTTGGTCGCCGCCCGCGACGATGGCGTGCCGGTCTCGATCTTGGCGGCGAGCCCGTCGAGGCCCTTCAGGGTCTGCTCGTCGAGCACGGCGGAGGCCATCAGCAGGTCGCTGTTTTCCGTGCCGTCGGCGAACTCGGCGTCGACGGAGCGGATGTTGCTCGGGTCGAAGATGGCCAGCGAGGGGCCATAGGAATCGTGCAGCGGCACGGCATCAAAGCCGGCGTCCTGCGCGGCGGCAACGCCAAAGCCATACGCCCATTCGAGGCGGCCATCGGCGATATGTTGGACGAGCTGTTGACGCGCGTCCTCAACGCTCGTCTCACGCTCTCGGGCAACGCTTAGGCGCGCGGCCAAGGCTGCGGCAATACGATTGAGGTCGGCCTCCGAGGTGAGATCGGCGCGCTGCGGCGTGCGCACATAAAGGGCGAGAGTGCGCGGCACGCCCGTCTGCGGCGACGGCGCATAGGCCGCCTCGGCGAATAGGTCGGCGAACTTCGGGTCCTCGGTGACGAACACGGCGCTATATTCGGCGTCCGAGTTGCGGTGCTGTTTCGCCGGGTTGAAACGATCGAACTTGGCGCCGGTCCCGTGGTAGTACACCGTGCTCGTGTCAAAGCCTTGCGCCTCGGCGCGCCGCAAACGCGGTTCGCCACCCATCTCCAGCACGCCCGACAGGTAGGTTGCCTCGACCCGGCGCAAGGAGGCGAGCGCCCCGATGGCGTCCTGGTGGGCGGGCGTGCCACGCTCGTAGCGGTCGGCCTCCAGATTGGCGCGTTGAATAGCGCCCTGCACCCAATCGAACGGGGAGGCCCCCGGGTTTTCGGCGGTCACCTGAGCGAGGAAGGCGGCGCCCATCGGCGAGGCGGCGAGCGCGCTCTCCCTCGCCTTCTGCATCAGCCCCTTGCGGAAATCGTCGCCCACGACCTCGCCGTTCTTGGCGACGACGTCGACAACCTCCTCATCGAGCACCACGTAATTGTAGGAGCCAGCGCCCTTGGCGCGCGAGGTGCCGTCGAGATAGCGAATGACCTTGATGCCGTTGTCGGCCAGCGCCTTGCGCAACCCGGCCGGGTTCATCGCCTGCTTGTCGCGGATCACCTTGGCGGCGGGCGGGGTGTCGTCGCGCCCGGCATTGAGGATGCGCTGCAGCCAGTTGCCGGAGGCCGGAGAGACGATATTCGCCTGCTTCAGCGCCGCCTGCACCTTCGGGTGCTGCTGGCTGATCTTCAGGTCCCAATCGAGGATTTGGCTGTCGTCGACCTTGATGTCGAGCTTGTAGAGGCCGCCGCTCTTAGAGTCGGGCAGCGGCTCCCAGGTGAGGCGGTTGTCACGCGCCAACTGCCGCACTTCCTCGGCGGCGAGGGCGTGAACCGAATGCTTGTCGTAGTAGCCGTGCTCGCGGATGAACGCGTCGGCGCTCTCGTACTCCTCCAGCATGGCGATACCGGACTCGCGCAAGGTGGCGTTGTCGAAGCGCAGGTCGGGCGGGTTGTCGCCGGCTTCGTGCGCCGCAATGGCCTCGGTGAGGTCGCGCGCCTTCTCGAATTCGGTGAGCTTGGCGATGATCTCGGTTGCCGGGATGCCCTTCGCCTCGCCGCCAGCTTCGATAATCTGGATGAGCTGGCGGTTGCGCTCAATGCGAGCCTGGATGGCGGCGCGTTCGATCTTGTCCTCGCGGCTGAAGCCGAGCGGCGTCAGGGCACTGACCGCGGCGTTGATCTGCTCGCGCTGGTTGATAAGCGCCGCCGCGCGCGCGTTCGGCAGATGACTGTAGCCGTCGAGATAGGCGGCCGCTTGCACCGCCAGCGGCTGTCGGCTGTCGACCGGCACCATACCCTTCAGCGCCTCGGGGTAGTAGGCTTTCGGGCCGCCGCCGCGCGCCATTGCCCGCTTGACGGCCGGCACCAAGGAGTAGTGGGGTTGCGCAATGGCACGGTCGGCAGAGAGGAACGCCATCTCCGCCGCGATGGTATGCCAGCGCTGGTGCTCGGCCGCATCATAAGGCGGCAGCTTGCCAAGCTGCGCCTGCATCTTCTCCAGCCGCTTGTCGGCGTATTCGCCGCTGGTCTCCCCGTCGAGGCGGACGATGGCGCGGCGCACGCGCTTGCGCTTCGACAGGGTGTCGTAATAGCTCTTGGCGACGCCCAGCTTATCGGCCGCATAGAACCCCGGGCCATAGGCCTGAGCGCCCTCGCCGGTGCCGATCTTGGACAGGTCGACGCGCCCCGCCGGGTATTCCTTGATGACGGTGGCGTCGGGCGGCAGCGGCTCGGCGAGCCCCACGTAGATTTCCTTGCCGTCAGCGAGACGCACGCGCCGCTCCGGCGTCCAGTCGTTGGGCGTCCCGTGATAGGCGACGTAGGAGGCGAAGGTGACATCGCCGGGCCCGAGCGGCACCGAGCCGCCGTCGATCGCCCGCTGCCGCGCCGCCTCGGGCACCGGCTTGCCGTTCTTGGCGGTGATGGTGATCAGCTTGTCGTCAAACACCACATAGTTGGGGGTGCCGGGCGCGGCCTCCGAATACTGGTCGGCATAGCGCACGCCCTTGATGCCGGCGGCGTCGAGCTGCTTGGAGACGGCCTCGATCGGCCCGCCCATGATGCGGATCAAATGGAAGCCGTTGACGGTGCCGTCCTTGATCGCCTCCAAGGTCTGCTTGTGGCCGTGGGCTTCGAGGCGCTTCATCGCCCCGTCGATGACCTCCTTGGCGAAGCTTTGGATGCGCGGGCTCTGCCGGGCGAGCGGCGTATCGAGATCGAGCAAGGCCTCGGCGTCGACGTCAAGGCGCGCCTCATAGACGCCGCCCGTCTTGCTGAGCTTGGCTTCGGCGTTATGGCGCAGCTTCGCCTCGGCCTCCCGGGCAAGACGGGCCCGCTCGCCGTGCCAGGAGCGCGACGCCCGGTCGAGGAACGGCGCCTGCGCCCGCTGCTGGTCCTGATAAGCCGCCTCGTCGATCGCGGCTTGGATCGCCGCCTCGCGATCATTATTGTACTGCAGCAGGAGGTCGGCGGCGCGGTGCGCCGGGTTATTGGGATCGTGGGCCCGGCCGTCATAGACGACGCGGCCGAAGGTGCGATGATACTCGCGCGCCACGTTGGGCGCCGAGGCGAAGTTGTGGCCGTAGGCGAAGTAGTGGATGCCGGGCGTGAAATAGGAGGTCGAGCCTTCGCCGCCGCCGATCTTCTCCCACTCGAACCCCTCGAAGTCGGCCGAGGAGCCGTGATAGCCGACCATCGACGCGGCCACGAAGTCGCCGCGGGCGGTGACCGGGAAGGGCATGCCGCGCCCCGACAAGCGCACGTCGTCGAGCAGCTCCTGCAGGCCGGGCGGCAGCAGCTCGGCTTCCTTGGCGCGGGCTTCCGCGGCGGCGCGCTGCGCCAGCTCGCCGGAGAACGTCTTGCTCAGCACATCGCGCGGGGAAATGAGCCCCGCCCCGCGCCACGCATTGAGCACCGCCTCGAAAAAGCGCGACAGGCGCTCCAAGAGCTGATCGAGCGGCGTGCCGGTGCGGGCCCCGTCGATAAAGGTCTCCGCCAGCTTGGCGACCAGCTCCTGGTCGAGCATTTCCTGCAGACGGGCTTCCAGCGGCGCCCCAGCGTAGCCAAGCCCCTCAAGCTGTGCCCGGTATGCCGTGCGATAGGCGTCCATGTCGGCGACGATCTGCCCGTCGGCCAAGCGCATGGTGATCTGCTGGGCGACCAGCTGGCGCTTCGCCTCATTGACCAGCGCCTGCCACTCGACCTCGGTAAAGAGGTGCAGCTCGCGCGCCATATGAATGATCTCGTGGCGGGCGGTCTCACGGGCGACGCCGATGCCCTGCGCCAGGGAGACGGCGAGGATGCGCTGCCCGGCGTTGCTGGCGCCGAGCGCGCTATGCCCGGCGATGCGCAGCCGGTCGACGACGCGCACGCCGATCTCCGGCGGCAGCGCCTTCTTGATCTCCGCCTCCAGCTGCCGCGCCAGCTCCTGCGAGACCGGAGCGATGCGCAGCGGGTCGGATTCCAGCGCCGGCAGGAGGCGCAAGAGCACGCGGTCGTTGTCGTTAAGCGCCGGAGCTGTATCGTTGGCGGGAGCCGGGTCGGTAAACTGCGGCTCGACGGCGCGGTCAACCACGTTTTCCACATTGGAAACAGTGGCCTCACGCGGCGGCAGCCCCAGGGTGAACCACGCGGTCACCGCCTTGCCGAGGGTGAACCAGCGCAGCTTGGCGGCGGCTTCCTGCATCGCCTCGCTGTCCCACGAGGAGACGCCGGCGATCTGGCGGGCGGCATGGCCGAGACGCTCATCCTGAGTGATCGGTATCTGCTGCGCCTGCGGCGTGTCCTCGGTATGCCACGGCGGCACGGCGCGGCGCTCCTCGACTGTCATGGCGAGGCGCGCCTGAACGTTGCGGGCCTCGACCTCGCCAGCAAGGCGCTGATAGAGTTGAAAGAGGATGGTGCTCGCCCCTTTGGCGAATGGGTGCTGACGCACGTCGACGCCATCGGCCTTGAGTTCGCGCAACGAGGCGAGCAGATCATTGAAGTCGATGAGGTCATGCGGGAAGCGCGGGTCGGTCGCCTCGCCGCCGAGCATGACGTCGGTGATCTGCCGCTGGAAGGCCGCCGGCGCCGTGCGCGTGTTACCACCGGAGGCAAAGCCCTCAATGAACTGGATGAGGTGCTGTATTTCGTGGGCGTTGAACGAATTGAGCTGCGCCACGCTGCGGGCCAGCAATTCGATGCCGTAGTCGTACTTTTCAATGTCGGCGCCAACCTCTTGCGCGCCCCCGCCGTCAGTCGGGGACTCCGGGTCGACAGTTCCGAGATAGGCGGTGCGCGCCGCCAGCTTCGGATAGGCGGCGAAGACGGTCGGGTGGCTGATGAAATTGCCGAGCGGCGCCGGCATGTAACCGAATGTCTTATTGAACCTGCCTAGGCTCTTGACGTCCCACTGGTCGTTCATCATGCCGACAGCCCGGGGCGTCAGTCCGAAGCCGGTATCCGCTGCCTCGACCCGCCACATCCCGTCGGCGCCGCGGAAGGCGCCGATCAGCTCCGGGTCCTTGGCAGCGAGCAGCTCGACCGTGGCATCCCAGATGCCGTCCCGATCGGCGCCGTCGGCCTCCAGCTGTTCGGCCAGCGCAATGGCTTCCTGCGCCGCCGGACGATCGGCCAGCGCCAGCGCCTTGGCGCCCTGGTCGCCGATAAACGAGAACAGCGTCTCGCCCGAGAGCCCTTCCTCCAGGGCGATGGCGTTCAAGGCGTCGCGGATGTCCTGGTCGACAAATTCCTTGGAGGCGAGCGTGCCCGGCTTGCCGATGGCGCGCTCATCGAACATATCGTAGGCGGAGCGCACGCGCGCGGCATCCCACACGAACATACTGTCCTTGCCGGCGTCCTCGATGTCGTTGGCGTAGATCACCGAGTCGTAGCCCTCGGCCTCCAGCGCGGCCACGAGGTCGCGCTGGAACTCGCGGTTTAGATCGGAGACGGATACCTGCTGCTGAGCTTTAGTCTTCGGCTTTTTGACCCATGCGCCGTTTTCGTTGACCGCAACAAAATCCTCGCCATCGAACGATGCCGTATTGCGGCCGACCCGCTTGTTGTAGCGCTCGACGTGTTCCAGCACGACGGCAAAAATCTTCTTGGTGCCCGGCTGCTTGCCGAGCTTGGTGTTGGCGAAGCGGGCGTCGCCCAACGCCGCTTCCCACTGGAAAGCCGTATCCCAGCGGCCGATGTCTACCATGCGATAAGGCTTGTGGGCGTTGAGGCGCACCGGCAGGATGTTGGCCGGTCCCATGCCGCCGTAAAGCTGCTCGTTCGCGGTCGCCGAGTCGCCTTGCAGGGCGCTCAAGAATTTGCTGAACAGCCCGGGCTTGACGCCGACAATCCGATTGGCCGCGTTGGGGCGGCCGATGGCGACGTGGAAACCGAAGTCGCTGCTATCGCCCTGCTCATAGGTGGGGGCGACGCGCGGCACGTCGATCTGCGGCGCCCGGGTGCCGTGCCAGCCCTCGACGGTGAAGCCCTGCGCCTTGGCGCGCGCCTTTACTTTTTCCGGCGCGTACTTGCCGCCGAGGACTTTGTCGAAGGCGCGGAAGCGGACCCGCTCGGGGACGGGGCGCTTTTTGGAGGCGGCGGACCCATCAAGCTGGCCGCCTTGACCAGCATCTGCCGGCGCAGCGGATCGCCCTTCGGCAGCTGCTCGATCTTCGCCAGCAGCGCCAGCGCCGCCGTCGTCTTCTCGTGCGGCAATAAAGTCATCGCCCAGGGCCTCCTTCAGGAGTGCGACCAGCTCAGGATCGGTATCGGAACGCGGATTTGCAAGGGGGCTTGTCCCCGCCAGCTCGGCCGGCGAGGGCCCCATCATCGAGAACAAGGTGAGGTCCGGCACCAGCGGCGAGCGCACGGTGTTGGGGGAGAGCGCCACCAGCATGGCGCCTGTGCCCGGGTTGCCGGTGACGATGACGCCGTCGTGGCCGCCCTTGTGCGCCTGCGGCAGCAAATAGCTCTTGTGGTTCCACCAGTAGTCGGCGGGGCCGTTGGCGTGCCCGGCCGCCGAGACGCGCAACGGATTGTGGAAGGTGACGTCGGCCGGAACAACCGCCGCGCCGCGCTCGGGGATGAAATCGGCGCTTTCCCCCCAGGTGCCGGCCTCGCGCGGGTCGGTGGTGAAGAAGATGCCGGCGTCATCGCCGAAGTTCTGCCCGGCGCGGTCGACGTCGAAGCGCCCGCCCTCCAGTGCGCCCGACATGCCGTGGAAGGCGCGGATCGTCTTGCCGGCAGCAACGCGCTCCGCAAACGTCGTAGCGGGAACCCACATGCCGGAGAGCTTCTGATAGCCGGCAATCGCCGCCGGATCGCGCTTTTTCCATAGCTTATAGCCGTCGTCGCTGAGCGCGTCGGACGGGGCTAGCTTGATGCCGAGGTCCTTCTCGACGAGGTCATAAGCGCTCTGCGCCAGCCCCTTGCCGCGGAAATCCTTGTTGACCTCGACGGCGTCGACCATCCACCGCCCGCCCTGGCGCTGCGCGTAGGGCTTGTTCTCCTGGGCGTCGCCGTCGTCGCGGCCCTCGCGGTTCATGCCGATGTAGCCGACGGGCTCCGCCTGCCCTTCGAGCATCATCCAGTAGAACCGCTCGTGGGGGAAGTAGTAGCTCTTGGTGCCGCGCAACAGGCTGACTCCGTTCTTGCTGCCGGCGACCTTTTGAAGCTCGCCCGGGTCGAACGGAGGCGGCCCAAAGGTCTGGACGCCGGGCGGATAGGCGGCAGCCTGCTCGCCCACCATCGATGCCAGCGTCGGCGTTGCCGGCTTAGCCTTCTTCGCGTCGAACACGACGACATTGTCGATGCCCTTGTGCGGGTTCTCGACTAAGATGCCGTCGTGGCCCTTGGTGATGAGACCGTCGCGCCAGCTGGCGAAGTCTTCGCGCGTCAGCTTGTTGATCGGCTTGCCCAGCGCGCGCGCGACGACGTCGTCGATCGCCGCCGTCGGATCGGGCGGATAGCCCTTCGGGGCGGTGATGGTGAGCGGATTGGCAAGGTCGACGTCGAACGGCGTCACGTTCGGGCCGTAGGCCGTGGCAAAGCCCTTGTCGGAGGTGAGGAAGGCGCCAAGCACCGTATTGGGCGAGGGCGTGTTGGAGCCGGCGCGCGCGGCATCGAGCTGGGTGACGCCGGCCGCCTTGGAGCCGTGGTAGTAGCGGCGCCGCGGAGCGCCCAGCACCGCCGAGTACATGGTCATGTCGTCGAACAGCGACTCGATCATTTCGTGGGCGTCGTCGAGCTGCGACCCGCGCCGGTTGTTGTAGGCCTCGGCCTCGGCCTTGGTGGCGAAGGCGATCACCGAGCCATCAAAGTTGCGGGCGAACTCGTTGGACCTCGACTTGATCGCCCACACGCCGGCCGGCAGCTCCAGGACGGCGGAGAAGACGTCGCCGATGTGCGGCAGCCGCTGCGCCGTGCGCACGTGGCTCCAGTTGCGGCGTTCGATCGACTGGAAGGCCGCTTTCTTGGTGGTCGAGCGGGGCAGCGTCGTACCGAGGATGAGCCCGGCGACGTCGACCGCGTCATCTTTCTTAACAGTCTTGTCGGCTTTCAGCTCGGCCAGGATGGGGCCGAACTCAGGCGTGCCCAGCGCGGCGTCGAGGCGCGTCGCGTAGTCGATGAGCGCCGGGGCAATACGGCGGCCGCGGGCGGCGCGTTCGATGCGCTCGCCCGGGGAGACGGCGAGGCTTACGCCTCCGTTTCCTCGGGGGTTGACGGGCTCTGGCGCTCGCGCAGCTTCTTGCGCCGCTCCAGCGCCTCGTGCAGCCCTTCCAGCTGGTCGCGCGTCGACACTTGGTCCGCCCACAGGGGGCTGCCCCACTGCGCTGTCACCGGAAATGGCTCCCCGGAGTCCGGCGAGGTTTTGGGTGTGATCGGTGACGGCCCAGCCACTGGGCTCGACCCATTGGATGACGGCGGCTTCGTCGACCGCGCCGTTGGTTTTGAGGGAGCCATAGACTTCTCCTGCGCGTAGCTCGTCATATATGCTCAGCGGCACCGTGCGTCCAGTCGAGCGCCAGCGCTTGATGGCGCGCTCCATGGCCACGGCCTTCGGCACGTCGACATAGATGAGGTGCACGGTGTAGCCGTGATCGCGCAGCACCTGGGCCGGGCGCGAGATCGAGGCGTCCGAGGAGCCGAGCTTGGGAACGATGAGGTTGATGCCGTCGAGCGAGGCCTCGGCGAGCAACTCCTTGGAGAGCTTCGAGGCTTCCTCGTGCACGCCGGAAGAATTCCAGCCGCCGCCGTACTCGGGGATCATCGGCTTGAAGTCGTCGCCGTCGACGATCACCGCACCCTGAATGTCGCGGATGCGCTCCGACAATCCCGACTTGCCGGCGGCCGGCAGGCCGATGACGATATAGGCTTTCTTCTCATAGCGCGGCCCGCCCTTCACCTCGGACTTGGCCTTGGCGTACTGATGAGCGATGACCGCCTCGTAGCCGCGGATGATCGAGCCGTCGGCCGCCATGTACTGGCGATTGGCCTTCCATTCGTCGGTGAGGTAGCCGGGCTGCTGGGTCGTGTCGACGCCGACCTCGGCCGCCGCTCCGAGCCATTCCGGCGTTTGCATGAAGGCGCGCGCGGCCCGCTCGCGCTCCGCCAGCTGGTCGTTCGCCTGCTCGACGTCCTGCTGCGCCTGTGGCTTTGCCGCCTGCAGCTTGGCGGCGCCGGTGCGGCGCACCTGTCCGTTGGCGGCTTGGCGCAGAAGCCCGCCGCTGATCGCCCACTTCTCCAGGGCGCCTAGCGTTTTTTCGTCGACCCCGAGTTGAGCCGCCCAGTCCGCACGTGGGGCTTTTCCGGCGAGGATTTGGACGAAGGCGCCTTTGAGGGCATCGTCGATTTCTGTTCCAGGTCGAGCCCCGCCAGCTGCAGTGCCTTGTCCTGCCGCCGCGCCCCCGTCCCCTGCAGTATCCCGGCCAGCAGCGCCTGCGCGGCTTTCGAAGATGTCGCCTTGGAGGGCGGCAAGCCTTTCGGCAACGAGGGCTTTCTCGCGGGCCTGGACGATGATGTCTTGCGGGCGGGTCTCGTCGGGGATGAGCCCGCCTTCCGCGTGCTTGGCGGCTTCGTCGGCATAGCGGGTGATGACCTCCGTCAACTTCTCGCGCGACAAGGTGCGGGCGAGGTTGTCATTGTAGAAGGCGCGCAGCAAGGTCTCGACGATCGGATCGAGCTGCGTGAAGGCGTCGAGCTGGGCGAGGAACGCCGCCGGCTTGATGCCGCGCTCGCGTAGATCGCCGATGCGCTTGGCCACCTCGACGATCTGCGGGGTGATGTCGAACTGCGGGGAAGCCTCGCCGGAAGCGATGGCGGCCTTCAAACGCAGCACGGCGCCGGCGGCATCGCGCATCGCCCCGGTCACCGAGCGGATCGAATCATCGGTCGATTCCAGCATGCGCACCAGGAGCTGCGGGTCGCCGTAGGCGGCAGCGAGCACCGCCGCCGACATGCGGTCCTCGCCCTCCTTGGTCAGCATCCCTTCACGTGAAACAGAACCACGTTCGGAAGCGACGATGACGTTGTCGAGGAAGGCGCGGTAGAAGTCGCGGTTCTGCGGGGCGGTGAACGAGCCGCCCTGGTAGAGGCCCATGATCGCCTCGCCCGCCATCTTGGCGTCGCGCAGGCCCTTCTCGGAAGCCGAGAGCTGCCCCATGCCGGGACGATTGGAGAGGTCGGCGAAGCGGGCCAGCTGCTTGCGATCCGGCTCGTCGACAATGCGGGTGATGAGCACCGGGGCGCGCATGCCCGCGGCCTCCGGCGGCAGCGCGGCGCGATACTCATCGGCCTTCGCCTTCAGCTCGGGATTGTTGTAGACCTCATTCAGCGACAGGACCCGGCCGTTGCCGGAAAGCACCGTGCCGTCGGCCATGACGATCGGGGCCCCGCCGGAGGAGACGCGGCGCGGCATCAGGCGAGCCACGTCCATGTTGGCGGCGCGGTTCTTGACCTGCGCTTCCGATTCCTTGGTGGTCCGGTCGCGCGGCTGCAGGTCCGACTGCTTTTTGAGGGCCGTCAGGTCGGACAGCTCGACCAGCTCCGTCTTCACCTTGAGCTTCATCGACCCGTCGGGGGTCACCACCTCGGAGACGTCCTCGATCGGCGAGCGGCCGGCGAGCACTTGTCTACGGGCCGTGTCCTTGTTGGCCAGCGCATTGAGGATCGAGCCGCGTAGCGTCTCGATCGGCTGATCGGTCACCTCGTCGGGCAGCTCGATGCCGGCCGCCTCGGCACGGGCGATCAGCTGCGCCTTGCGCTTCATGCCGTCAAGTTCGGCCCGGAGTCCGTCAAGTTCGGGCGAGTTCTCGCCCTGTTCCGCGCCCACACCTGCTATTTGCCCAGTGTTTTCAGTGAGGTTCTCGCTCGGTTCTACACCCCCCTGGTCAGCAGGTACGCCAGTTACCGAAACTGCGTCACCTCCGTCACCGAATGCACGAATCTCCTCGACCGAGACCGCCCCGCCCATCAGGTTGGCAAAATCCTCGTTGAGATCGGCGTCGGCGGCGTCGGTGGCGAGGTCCTCGCCCTGCGGCGCCCCCTGGGTCATGGCGGCGACCGGCTGGTCCTCCTCGGGACCGGCCGGGATCGGCTCGACGTCGGTGACGACGCCCTTGCGGCCGAGCTTGGCCTCGCGGACGGGCTTTGCTGCCCCACCGGCGTCAGACGAAGGTTGTTCAGTGCCGTCGAGGGTCTCGCCCGGCTTGGGAGCCTTCTCGGTCTCCGGCGCGCCCTCGACGGTCTCCCCGTCGGCGCCCGTGGTTGCCGGCTCGCGCGTGCCGAGCTGCACCTTGCCCTTTTCGTAGGCGGCGCGGGCGCTTTCCATGCCGGCGCCGAGCATCAGGCCGATGGCGGCGCCTTCCCAGGCTCCGTCATCCCAGGTGCGCGAGGGATCGTAATACTGCTGGGCGATGAGGTTCTGCAGGACCTGCTGGCCGAACTCCTGCCCGCCCTCCTCGATCGCCTGCTCGATCACGTTCTTGATCGCCGAGCCGGTCGGATTGGCGAACAGCTTGGCGATGGGCAAGGCTTCCGAGGCGCCGCCCGGCAGGTTCAAGAGGTAGGTCATCATGATGTCGCGCTGCGACACCGACCGCCCCAGCTCGTCGCGGTAGAACTCGGCCTCCTGCGCGGCGCTTTCGCCCTGCATCATGGCGCCGGTGGCGCCAGAGACGGCGGCTGCCTGATTCTTGGCCGTCTTCTGCGCCAGCTCCTTGCTCATGTACTCGGGGGCGAACTCGGACGCCCACTTGCCGCCCGTCTCGTCGGCGGTGCGGATCAGCGTCTTCGGCCCGGCGCGCGTCAGAAAGTACGCGGTGAGCCCGGTGCCCCAGAAGGTGATCATCGAGCCGGTGCCGGCGGCGAACTTGGTGGCGAACTCCTCCTGCCGCGCCTCGTCGCCGGGGAACAGCTCTTTCGCCTTCTCGGAAATGAAACCGCCGAAGTGCTCCAGCGTCTTGCCCGACAGGCGGTGCACGAACTCGGCCGCCTTTTCCGCCGAGCCGGTATCGCGCTCGAAGGCGTAGCCGGCGGCCTTGACGATCTCCTGCGCGTAGGTCGGCGCCTTTTCCGGGGCAATCATGCCGCCGGCGAACGACATGCGGGCCCGCTGCTGGCGGCGCTCCTCCTCGCTGGTCATCCCATAGCTGGCATCGGCCGCATAGCCGGCGCCACGTCCCCAGCCCTTGATGGCGGAGCCGGCCGTGTCGCCGCCGGCCTTCAGCGTCTCCTCGACAATGTTGCGGGCCAGCGAATACTTGGGCAGCGCCGCGCGACCCTCGGCCACCGCCTTGGCCAGCAACTCGCGCCGCTGGTAGAACGCCTGCATTTCGGCGCCCTTGCGCTCGGCAAAATCGAGCAGGCCGAGCCCGGCACCGCCGATCCCGGGCAGCGGGCCGGAAACCCGGTCGTAGCCGGTTGCCGCCTTGGTGCGCTTGGCGATCGAGCTGATCGACCCCCAGTAGCCCTGCGCCTCCTTGGCATACGCCTCGGTATCAGCCGCCCACTGGTCCTTTTCCTCCGGCTCCAGGTAGCCCCAGCGGCCGAAGGTATCGAGGAATGAGCGGTCGGTGGCGTCATCCTGCTCGCGACGTTTATTGACGCGGCGCTCGATCTGCAGGCCGCCGATATTCGGATCGGGGTCGATCTCGACCGGCGATTGCGTTTCGCGCAGCGTCGGCTTGACAACCGGGACCAGCTCGCGCGAGCCCTCCGGCTGGTCAAGGTGCTGGCCAAACGGGATGTCGAGATCGTCGTTCTCGGCCATCAACGGTCCTTCGCAGACTTGGATTTCGACTGGGACGCGGACTGCGTTGACGCCGGCTTGGTGCTGAGAGCGCGAGCCGCCGCGCCGGGGCCGTAGGTGCGCTCGAACTCCTGGTAACGTGACGGCTTCTGACGCAACCGCTCGATGTCCTCCGGCGTCGGTTCCGGGTAAGCCGTTGCCGGGCTGAATCCGGGCGGCGATGCCCCGCGCTTGGCGTCGTTGAAGCCGGGTGCGGGCAGCGCCGGCATCTCGGGGAGATCGCGCATCCCTCCCCGGGCGATCTCAGGGGCCTCTACCGGATAGAACAGCCTGTCCCCGCCCGAGACACGCGCCATGGCGCGCAGCTGGGTGAGGTCAAACTCGCCGATCGGCTCCCCGGCGATGATCTTTCGAGCGATTCCATAGCCCGTGTCACGCCGATCTTGCTTGGCGAGGGTCGAGACGCCGGCCTCGAAGGCGAGGCCTGCGTACTTCGGGCCATAGATTTCCAGGGCGCGTTGCTCGGCGGCCTTCAGGTGATCGGCAAATTCACGATCGGTCATCTTGCCGTCGTCGGGCGGCATGTTCATCAGGGCGACGGCTTCCCGCTTGGTGATCGCCATCAGCCGGATGCCGAGCCGCTTCTGGGCGGCAAGCCGCGCCGCGATCACCAGCTCCTGCGCCTGCTGCGGCGGCACCGCCCAGCCGGCGTCGATCGCCGTGCCGACGCCGCCGCCGCTCATGTTGGGGGCAAGACGCTTGGCCTTGGCCGTCTGCACCGCTGCCTGCACCTCGGGCGAGCCGAACACGGCGCGCGCCGGGTCGTCGTCGCGTAGCTTTTTGATCTTCTCCCAGTAAGGATTGGCGGCGCGCAGCGCGTCCTGGGTGAGCTTATAGCCCTCCTCGCTGCTCTGCTCGGCCTTGTCGAGAATGTTGCCGAGGTGCTCGTCGCCCTCGTCGTTGCTCATGTTGGCGAGCGGCGCCTTGGCGGCGTTCTCGATGATGGCGGCGTTCCAGCGGCGGCTGTAGCGCTCGCGCTGCATGTCGGTGAGGAACTCGCCGCCGCGCTCCAGGCTCGTCTTGCCGTCGACGATGTCCACATCAATACCGTCGCGGATTTTCTCAATGTCGTCTTCAATGCGCGACACGGCTTCGCCGCGCCCGGCGACGCGCGCCACGTTGATCAGCCTCAGTCGCTGGTCGGGCTTCAGGTGCCGGTAGACGACCTTGTCGGCCTCGCTTGGCTCGCCGAGCGCCGCTGCCTCCATGTCCTCGGAGAGCTGCTTGGCAAAGCGCGTCGCCGTGTCGGCGTCCTTGAACTGCCCCAGATGCTGGCCGGTCGCCTTGTAGAGGGCGATGGCTTGTTCGTCGCTGAGCGGCTGGCCCTGCGGATCGAGGGTCGGAATCAGAACTTCCGTTTTGCCGTCCTTAAAGCTCATCGACTTCAGGGTCGAAATACTGCCGTCGGGGTTGTGCACGATCTTGCGGGCGGCCAAATCGATGTTGCCCGGCACCAGCAGGCCCTCGACCTCGGCCTTCTCCGGCGCCACCGTGCCGGGACGCGCCTTCAGGTCCCTGATGATCTGCGAAATGTCGTCGCCGCGGTCGATGCGGGCACGCACGGCGTCCTCCTCGACGCCCTGCGCAAAGGATTTCATCGCCTTGTCCTTGTCGGCCGGGGGCAGGCGCGATGCGGAGATGATCGAAACCCCGCGCGCCACGTTCTCCCGGTAGGCATCGGGGTTGACGGCAGTGACGTTCCTGAGATCGAGCAGCTTGGTGTCGAGGTCCTCGCGATGCTGACGGTCGCGCTCGCCGATCTCGTAGCGATAGGCGCGGCTTTCATAGCCGCCACGGCGGCGCACCAGCGCCTCGTCGTACTTGGCCTTGAGGCGCGACGGCACCGACTTAAAGAACTCGCGGCCGTCGCGGTTGTAACCGTCGACAAACGATGAGGTGAACCCCTTGGCTTCCTTGCCGGGGTTGTTCTGCATGTCGATCAGACGCTTTTCCTGTTGCACGTCGAAATCGACAAAGCGCTTCTGCATCTCATACTCGTCTTCCTCGTCCTGCCGCTTCTGCAGGGCGAGGCCGAAGTCCTCGACGCCATCGCCGAGGTTGCCGAGCGCCTTGGCATTCTGCGCATCGACGCGATTGCTGGCGGTAAAGGCGCTGTCGTCGTAGCTCGGGACGCGCGTCGTCACCGGCACCGCCGAGACGTTGGGCTGGTCGAGCGCTTCCGCGGTCGGAATCTTGGCCATGCGTCAGGTCTCGCTCTCTTAGCCGAACTCGTACTCGGGGACGTTGCGATAGGTCGAGGTGCGCCAGCCCGAGGGCTCGTCATGGTCATAGGCGATGCGCGCCGTGCCGCCGTCGGAGCCGCCGCCGGCCGGCATCTGCCCGGCAACCTTCCCGACCCCCGAAAGAATAGTCCCCGCCATATTGAGATAGGTGCCGCCGCGGGCGTTCTTCGCCGCCTCGACCCGGGCATTGGCTCCGGCGCGGGTGATGGTCGCCTGCGTGTCGGCGTCGTAGGCGTTGGCGAGGTGGGCGCGGCCTTTTTCCTTGCCCTGCCACAGCTCCAGCTCGGCGTTGTAGTCGCCCTGCTTGACGGTTTCGCCCATGATCGCCGCGGCCGAGCCCTCGGTGCCACCGCCGGATGCGGCGAAGCGGGCGTTCTGTTTGGCGACGAGCCGCCGAGCTTCGTCCTGGCGCTCCTCGGCGCGGCGCTGGGCGACGGCCCGCTGCTGGCCGGCGTTGACCCGCTCTTGGGTCGCCTGCCGGCCGAGGGCGACGGCACGCTCCTCGTCGAGACGACGCTGCGTCTCTGCCCCCGCCTCGCTCGCCTGCTGCTGCCGGTACTGGCTATAGACCGCCACACCCGTCGAGGCGACGGTCGCGGCGATGGCAATGAACGGTGCAATCGCGGCCATCAGACTGTCCCCCTTCTATGTTCACGAATCCACGCTGGCTGATTCTCTGACTTTTCCGCTATACGAATCGACGCATTCTTTTCATGGGGCGCCAGCGGCCGGAAGCCGAGCCGCTGCAACCAGACCGCGGCGCGCGGCTGGCTTTCATCGCACAGCGCATACAGCGGCCGGTCATCGACGCTCGTTGCTTCCCTGATCAGTTTGACGGCGAGGCGATGCACCAGGAAGCGGTGACGGCGAATGCGCGAATCGAAGGCCTTGAAAAACACCCAGCGGTGGTTGTCGAACACCTGCACCCCGCCGTAGGCGATGAGCCGTCCGGTATGGGTGCGGCAGGTGAGCCCGCAGATCGGCCAGCTGCCGTCGAAGCCTTCGATGGCGGCGTCGGCGGCCTTGAATAGGGCCAGCTGCAGGGCGCCCAGGCTCATGTGCGCTCCGCCATTTTCTCGCCCACCACGTAGCCCTGAATGGTCGCCGGCGCCGGGCCGGTGCAGCGAATGCACAAGCGTGGATCGCGGTTCATGCCGCCCGGCATCGGCAGCTGCTCGGTGATGCCGGAAATCAGCGCCCCCTCAATCAGCTCTCCCTCATCGTCAATGCCGGCCGAGTAGAGCGCCAAGTCCTTGTTGCCGACATTGTCCATGGTGGTGAAGTCGGAGCCGTACTCGATGTCGGTGCCCGATTCATTGAGCAGCAGGATGATAGAAGTGCTCTGCTGGCGCTGGGCCAGCGAAGTCCCCATTTGCGATGACAGCGCCAGCTTCGAGGAGCGGTAGCGGCCGGTGTAGGTCAGCCCGACGACGCTCTGGCCCGGCTGGATGCCGACGTCGATCTCCCCGTCCTCGACCGTGTATTCGCCGAGGTCGATGCCGTCGACCCAGGCCGTCACCTCCAAGCCCTCCAGGTGATCGAGGCCGCTGATCACCGTCGAGGTGGCGGCGAGGTGGGCTTTGGGCGGACCGTCTTCGGCGTCATAGAGCACCCCGGCGATGGTGGTGAAGTTGCCGGCCGTGCCGGCGTTGGTGCCGAAGCCGTCCTGGTCGCCATTGAGGAGGATCGCCGGGGCAGCCCCGGTCGGCGTTGCCCCGCTTGTTCCCAGCTGCACCGGCCAGCCGGAGGCGGAGCGGAACTTGGCTTGGTTGGCGGCGGTCGAGATGTCGAGGGTCGCCGCCAGATTGACGTACAGCTGGGCGATGTCGGCGTTGAGCTTCAAGGTAGCGTCCGACTTGACGCCCAGATGATGGTTGACGCGCGTATAGTCGAGCGTGTCGTTGGTCAGCGTTGGCGCGGCGGCGCGGTCGTCTACCCCGTTGATGCGCAGGCGGCCGGCGCCCGTCGCCAAGTCCCAGGCGATAAGCACGTGGTGCCAGCCGCTGTCCGCCGTCCACTCCGAGGCCGAGGTCATGTCGAGAATGACGGCGCCGGCGGCGTTCTTGCCGGAGATGCGCCACTTGTTGCCGGAGGTGCGGCGGATGTGCAGGTATTCGCCGGTCGAGGCATAGAGGGTCTGCTCGACGTCGTCGCTGTCCGAGGCGAACTTCGTCCAGAAGGAGACGAGCCCCGCCTTGCCGTTGGCGACGCCGGTGAGATCGGCGCCGCGCTCCAGGTAGGTACTGCCGGAGAAGGTGACCGCCTCGCACTCCGGCCCATCGACGCGCACGAAGCTGTCGAGGCAGGAGGCGTCGGCCAGCGTCTCGTAGTAGAACGGCCCGAGCTTCTCCAGGTAGTAGTGGAAGCCGTCGGTGAGACGCCGCTGGAACATCGCCCACACCTCGTCCTCGCCCTCGCCGGCCGCCCCGGGCAGGACCTCGACGTCGATCATCTTGTCGCCGAGTGCCGTCTTGGCGCGCGCCCAGCCGAGCACGTTCTCGCCCGGCTCGTAGAGCTTGACCACCAGCTGCCCATCGGAACGTGTTGCCCACATGCGCGTCTCGGGGCGACGCGAGAAGGCGATCTTGGTGAGCCCCGGGCGGCCGATGTTCTTGTGCAGGCGCGTCAAGGGGCTCGCCACATAGTCCTGGGCATCGACCGAGTAGCTCAGCTCCATGACGTGGATGCTGGAGCGGTCGACGTAGATGCCCTTGTTGTCGAGCTTGTATGGCGCAAGGTCGGCAGCGCCGAAGGAGGCAACGTCGCGCACCGAGTTGTTGGCCGGGGTCAGGGCCTCGTCGTAGTCGGACGCCTTGACCACCACCTCGCCCGAGTCAGTGAGCATGATCAGCCGGCGCAGCGGCAGGATGGCCTGGATTTGCGCGACGTTGCCGGTGGCGATCAGCCGGTTGATGGCGTCATCGTCCTCATCGCCGATGGCTTGGCTTTCATAGAGGTCGGACTGCGAGCCCCAGAACTCATCGGCGTAGCCGTTCCACAGGCGGCCGTCGAACAGGCCAATGCCCTTCGGCCAGCCGCGCACATCGCTCCACGAACCTTCCGACCAGAAGCTGGTCGCCGTCGCGGCGGCGAACTGGGAAAGCACCTCGATGTCGACCAGCGTCGGCGAGGTGTAGCCGGTGATGCGAGCGATGCCGTCGGTCGAGCCGCCGCCGTAGGACAGCTGCACGGTCGGAATTCCGGGACCGACCGAGCCGCCCGAGGTGTAGGTGCCGGCAAAGGTCGAGGCCTGCAGATCGATGGTCGTGGCATTGATGACGGTGATGGTGAACGTGCCGTTGGCGTTGGTGACGCCACCGACGCCGGAGATGAGCTTGGCTTCGCCGGTCGACCAGCCGGTGGTCGAGGTGACGGTGAGACGAATGAGGCCGGAGCCGTTATTGACGGCATTGGAGACGGCGACGCCGGCCGGATAGTTGCCGGTCTTGACGCCGATGCGGTAGTAGACGATCTCGTTGTCGGAGCCGTCGACGATGGTGACGCTCGACTGATTGGCGGTGTAGGAGGAGACGTCCGACCAGTCGCCGGGGTTGCCGATCGATTTCTGCACCGTGACGGTGATGTCCGACCAGCTGCCGGTGATGTTGACGGTAACGGTGCGCGAGGCCGCGCCGACGCCGGTGACGCGCACCGGGTCGGAGAACTGGTTTTCGGCGGTGACGGCGCGAGAGACCAGCTGCCCGGCGTGGGTCAGCTTCCACAGCGCCCCGACGTGGCCCGCCTGAAAGACGCCAACCGAGGCGGTGAGGGTGCCATTACCGGAGGTGACCGACGGGGTAATCGAGATCGATTCATCGACGTTGGCTTCGAGGAACGGTCCGTCTTTTTCGTCCGAGTCGGTGATCGACCAGGAGTTGGCGGCGCGCCGCTCGATGCGCTTCTTGACGCCGGTTCCATAGGAGACGTAGAGCACGTCGCGCGACTGCTCGAAGCGCAGGGTATTGTAGTCGGCGGCCAGCCACGGCGTCGGCAGCACGAGGTCGCCGGCCGCCTCGATGGTGGCGCTATCGACGAGGATGGTGCGCTTCAGGCTCGACCAGATTTCGATCCAGTAGGAACCCGTCGGGGTAAAGGCCAGCGAGTGCGTGCCGGTGCGCAGCTCGGTGGTGGTGATGTACTGATCGCCGCCCGACGCCGAGCCGACCTTGAGCTTGACGGGTCCGCGCGCAACGACGACGCGCAGGGCATGCAGGGTGCCGGCGTTGGACGTCGAAACCTGCTGCCGCACCCCGGCAATCGAGGTGCCGTCGGAAGCCAGCGTCAGGAAGCCGGAGGACGCGGCAGCGCTGCCGCCGCCGGCCGAGATGTTTGTCCACCCGGTGAGCGCCGCAAAGGCGCCGTTGGTGACGGTCGAGGAAACCGCGGGACGGGCCAGCACGCCGCCATCCTGAACGATGCGCAGCTCATTGTCGGAAAACGCCATCAAGTGCTTTTGGTCGAGCGAAAACACCCAGCGGCGCAGTCGCGTCAGGCTCTCGAACTCGGAATAGAAGCCAAAGCCCGGACGCAAGGTCATTGGCCCTTCCGGCAGGGGCCACATATTCTCCAGGATGTCGGCAGTCGCCGCGTAGCGCTCCAGCGAGGTGCGTCCCTGGATTTCCTTGCCGATCTCGCCGGCATTGAAAGAGGTGACGTCGAGGTTCTGGCTGGAGGCGAGGGCAATCTTCGGAGCCATCAGAAACTCCCCTGCTCCTGGTTGCGGCGCATGCCGCGTGCCGCTCGGGCCCAGTTGCCTTGCTGGCGCATGGCCGGGGGATTCTGAATGGCGTCGGTCGACAGCGCCCGCACACGGCTCGACTTCACCAAGCCGTCGGCCAGCTCCAGGTTGGCGGGGTTGAGCTTGGGAGCGGTGCGCAGGGCCAGCGAGGCGCCGACGTAATCGGCAAAAGCTTGGCTCCAATCGCCGGGCGTGATGGCGGCGATGTTGGTCGAGATGTATTTGAGGTAAACGGTCTCGACGTTGGTCGCCACCTTGCCGCGCTCGATCTCATAGCGCAGCAAAGGGTCGTGATTGACGCCGGTCTCGCTGATTTCCACGACGCGCGAGAAGTCGGTGGGCAGCGTGTAGTAATAGCTGTAGCCCCACACCGGAACCTCGGCGGCGCGCGCCAGTTCGGCGCGGGTGACGAGAAAGTTCCAGTTGCCGATCTCGTAGCAGGCGCGAATGACGCTGTCCCAGGCGCCGTTGAGCTGGCGCAGGTCCTCGCCGGGCCCGGAGGGCGAGGCGACCAGCGGCTGGGCAAGAATGCGCAGCGCCTCGTTGAACACAGAGAGCTTGGTCGCCATCGTTCCCCCCGTTACGATGCGGGCCTCACAGTTTCCCGTGAGGCCCTACGCGCTGCACTCGCCCAGCTGCTAAACTCTTTAAGCTGCCTTGCCGTCGGCCACCGCTGCCGCCTTGTAGCGGGAGAGCCACTGCTCGGCCTCGACCTTGGAATCGAACCCCGTCTTGAGGCGCGTCTTGCCGTGCAGTACGCACCACTTGAGAGCATCGCCCAGGTGTAGCACCGTGATGTCGCCGAGCTTAACGCGCGCCGTCGCCACCAGATTGTGCTCGACGATGTGGATGGGCGAGAGGTGCACGGTCTGCAGCTCGGTATCGATCTTCATGAGGCGGGCGTGCACCTCCCAAGAGCGCGGCTCGTCGTAGAGGACGAGCAGATCGTAGCGCTTGAAATACTTGATCAGCGTGTAGAGATAGCGCTTCTCAGCGCCCTCATCGATCTGCAGCGCCAGGAACTCCGCCAAGCTCATCCCCGGGCACTCGATGGCGTGGGTGTTGTAGGCGGTCGACACGATCTGCCGGTGGCGCGGCATCGCCGCCTTCGCCACGTTGCTCATCGGCACAACCGCCGCCGGCTTGGCGCTATCGGTGCTCACCGCCACGGCGTTGCGCGCATCCTCCTCGGCCTGCATGGCTTCGCGGGTCTCCTCCCGCTTCTTCTTGTCGATCTTCGCCTTGTCCGCTTCGGTCGTCATAGGTCCCCCTGTCTCGATTAGCCCTGCCTCGGCTAGTGCTCGACGTGCGGCGCATCCCAGAACTCGCAGTCGCAGTCGCAGTCGTCCTGGTGCACGCCGCACTCCTCGACGTGCTCGGTCGGCATGTTGAAGGCGGCCCGCAGGCGCTGGGCCACTGCCGCCCGTGTCGCCCAGTTGGCCTCCTCGTCGCAGAGAACGTTCAATGCTTCGTTCAATGCTTCACTGCGTTGCGGTGTGACCAACTTGTGCATGGCACCCTACGTTTTTTCCTTGGCGGCCTCCTCGGCGGCCTTGCGATCGGCTTCCGCCTTCTCGGCGGCCTTCTTGGCGGCGGCTTCCTCCGCGGCGGCCTTGCGCTTGGCCTCGGCTTCGGCCTCGGCTTGGTCGGAGGCGAGCGCCTTGGCGAAGGCGTCGAGCGCCGCCTGCGCCGTCTTGCTCATCTTCGCCGGCGTCACCGTGGTCACCCGGTCCTCGCCGGCGCCGACCACCTTGCCGGCGTCGACGAACTGCGTCTTGTGCACCGTCTCGGCCAACGCCAGCTCGCCATCCGGCGCCCACTGCAGGCGCAGGCGATAGAGGTATTCGTGCTTGTCCATGGCGCTGGCTCCCAGGTGCGAAACTTGTGGAGAAACTCTTATGCGATTCGACGTGTGCCAGAAACGGGAAAAGCCGCCCGCCCCATGATAGGACGTGACGGCTTCCCTGGTGGAGTCCGCTGCCGCACGAGGACGGCAAAGGCCCGGCGAGAATGTCCCGCCGGGCCCGATTCGTGTCAACCCTGTTCGGCCTCTTACGAGGTGGCGGCCGGCGAGGAAACGTTGCCGGTGTGCAGGAGGTGGCCGCGAATGAGCCACTGCACCTCGGTGCGGGCCGAGACCTTGAGGAAGCCGCCGGCGAGCCAGCCCTTGGCAACTTCGCTCATGTCGCAAGCCAAGTGCGAGGAGCCGTTGAAGGCGGCGGCCGAGGTGGTGAGCCCCGTGTCGCCGTCATCCATGAGGATCGAGCCGATGAGGAAGTCACCGGAGGCGCATTCAATGCGGTGGCCGACCGACGACGGCGTGCCGGCGATGACGAACTCAAATTCGAGCCCGGGGGCCGCCGCCGGCAGGATGAACTTGGCGCCGTCGGCCTTGTCGAAGATGCAGACGCTGCCCGACTGGGCGGCGGTGAGCGTCACCGACAGGGCGTCCTCGACCGGCGGCTGCGTGCCGCCGAAGTCGACGATCGTAGCGCCGGAGCTGCCGACGGCCGTCACCCAGCCCTCGGCGTAGCCGGTCGGTGCCGTGGTCTTGGCGGCGAGGTCGGCATAGCGGCGGTAGATGACCTTGTCGCCCACCTCCATGCCCCGCGCCGAAGCGTCGGAGATGTAGTTGGCCGCAAAGGCGACCGAAGCGGCGATGGTATCGTCGTAGGTCCAGATGTTGCCGCCACCACCGTTGTTGAACTTCGAGGTGAGCAGGCGCAGCTCGCGCGTGTTGTAAGCCATGGTCGGTCTCCTAAATGGGCTCGCTGTCCAAGCGAGGAAGGTGGTTCAAGTCCCCCGGGGCCGCAGCCCCAGGGGATTGTTGACAGCGCTTAGAAGGCCGCCGTGTCGTCGTGCGCCCAGATCACCGTGCCCTCGTCGAGCAGCATCTTGGCGCCCTGGAAGGACGAGGTGCGGGCCCACGAGTAGTCCTGCTCCTCGTTGACGCCGATCTTCGTCTGCATCTCGCCGCGGTTGAGGCCGTGGCCCACCGAGGACTTGTGATAGACGAAGCACGAGGCGTTGTTGGTGCCCTTGCCCGGCAGGTTCGGGTGCATCGCCCACTTGACGCCCATCCACTGGCGCCACTGGACGTACTTCATGAACGGCTTGTCGGGGACGTAGTCGCCGGAGGCGAACTGCGTCACCTTCATCATCTGCGCCCAGGCGGCGGGCGTCAGCAGGCCGTAACGCTCGCCGTCGTTGGGCACGAAGTTGGTATCGAGCGTCGACACCGCGAGCAGTGCCTTGGCGAGCGAGGCCGCGGCAGCAGACGAAGTGTTGTAGGCCGAGGTGGCCAGCTGGGTTAAGATCAGCTGGTCGGTCTTGTTGTTGATGGAGATGATGCCGCGGCGCTGCATCGACATGCGCTGATCAACCGAGGACGAGAAGACGTTGAACTGCGTCTTGCGCGCCAAGTGATGGTATTCGTTCAGCGTGCAGGTGGCGCTCGTCTGGTTGTCGTCGGCCGGCGGGATGAGGCCATCGGCACCGCGCGTCACGGCGGTGTCGGCGGTCGACTCGATGATGAAGATGAAGCTTTCGCCCTTCACTTCGCCCTTGGTGGTCACGGTGCCGCGAAGCATCGACTGCTTCTGCTCGTAGTTCTCCGTGAACTCGGAGGCATAGAGGGTTGCGGTAACGGTATTCTCGACCATGATGGTGCTCCTGGAGCTTGGCTGCCCGTGAGCGGGCGAGCCGTTGCAGATGCTTCAGAGAGCAGCGCCTTCATCGTGTACCGGGCGGTCGCGGGGGCGCGGGGTGCCGTCGAGATGACGGGCCGTGCCAGCCGCCGTTGCCGGGCGAGCCAGTGCTGCGGGCCTTGATCTCCCAGTGGTTCCCCACCGGGCCGAAAAGTGCCAAACCGGATCGATGCTCGACCCGAAACGGATGATGGCGGGGATGGAAAACGAGTCGGCCCCCCAGCCCCTCGTGGTATCGGCGATGGAATTCCGCCGACTACGCTCACTGTTCGACCGTCGAAGCGACGGCTACTACTACGGCGGCCTCAAGGTCGTGATCAGACCCGACCGAGTTGGTCCTTCACCGCCGCCTCTTTGGCT